AGATCATCCGGGCCAAATGCCGGGATGGAGAGACGGGCGTCATCCGGTGCGAGTTTGTGCCGTGGTGCTGCCTTTGGAGAAACAGGAGCGTGAAGCGATGAATGTGTTTGAGGTTTTCGCCGAGGATGGAAAATTAGAAGCATCGATTGTCCTACTCGCCATTGACAGCATCAACCGCACCCCGACCGAAGAGGGAACCGAATGCCATCTTCGCGGCGGCCACTCCGTATTCCTTAACCGGATTCCGATTGAAACCGTGGCTGAAGCTCTAAGGAAGGCTTGATGAAGCGCACGCGCAGTTGGCAGTATCTTTGGCGACTGACCAAGTGGCGGGACTTGTACCTGGACCTGGGCCGGCAGCCGTGGATCACGCTTGAGCGGGAGATCGACATTGAGGAAGCGCGCAAGATGTTTCCAACGGCAGACCGTCTCTGGAGAAATAGCGTCAGAACCAAAATCGAAGTCTACGCACCAATGAAAGTGGAGGTTGAACCATGAGAACATTCACCCCATTCGGCGACCGTGTGCTGATAAAGCCCATCACGACAGCCGTCAAGACAACCGGCCTGGCGACGCCGCAAAGCCAGAAGGAAGTGCCGACTGAGGGTATTGTGGTGGCCGTAGGGCTTGGCGCCGATGCCGAGCGCACCGACCAGCGCGGGATGCCGAAGGAGTATAACCCCGCTGGCGTTTGCATCGGCGAGCGCGTCCAGTTCGCCAAGTACGCGGGCCGCGACGTGATGCACAACGGCGTAACGCACAAACTGCTCCGGCTGGAAGAGATCGAGGGGCGGATCGAGGACACGCCCGAATGAGCGCTCCCACCGTTCACTTGCACATCCAGGAAGCCTACCTCTGCGAGTGCGGCATCATCGGCAACTCCGCCAATCGGTGCGCCTGCGGGAACGAGCATGGGCTATTGTCGCTCTCCGCCGCGCTCAACCAGGATCGCGGGTTAACCAACGAACAGGTCCAATCGCTGATCGATCAGTTAGACGCTGTTCTGACGAAAGAAGAGAGGATTGCACAATGAACAGACAGGTGCTTTTTGGAGACGAACTGCGGCAAGCTCTGCTGCGCGGTGTCAACACGCTGGCCAACACGGTGAAGGTCACGCTCGGGCCCAAGGGCCGCAACGTGATCTTTGAGCGCAACCCGCTCTGGCCGCCGCACGTGAGCAAGGATGGCGTGTCTACCGCGAAGGAAGTCCGCGACCTGGCCGATCCGTGGGAGAACGCCGGCGCGCAGCTCATCCGCGAGGCCGCCAGCAAGACCAGCGACCAGGCGGGCGACGGCACCACCACGGCGACGCTGCTGGCCCAGGTGATCTACCAGAAGGGGCTGGAGTGCCTTGCCGGCGGCGCAAGCCCTGTCGGGCTCAAGCGGGGCATCGACGCGGCCGTGGAGGTCGTAGTCGAGCACATCAAGAGCATTGCCCAGCCGGTCGAGGATAACGAGACCATCGCCAGGGTGGGAACCATCTCAAGCAACGGAGACCGCTCCATAGGCGAACTGATCGCCTCCGCCATGGACCGTGTCGGCCGGGACGGGGTAATCACCATCTCGGACTCGAACGACGCCGAGACCTCGCTCCAGGTGGCTGAGGGTATGCAGATCGATCGCGGCTGGTTCCCGCTGCATCCGTTCGTCACTGACCCGCAGCGGCTGGAAACGATTCTCAAGGAGCCGTTCATCCTGCTCACCGAGCGCAAGATGTTCACCATGATCGACGGACTGAGCGATCTGCTGGCCGAGGTTGGCAAGCGCGGGCACCCGGTTCTGCTGATCGTCGGCGACTACGACCAGCCGTTTGTCGTGACGCTGATCCACAACAAGCAGCTTGGGGTGCTCCACTCGGTCGTGGTCAAGGCGCCGGCTTTCGGGGATCTGCGCCGGGCGATCCTTGAAGACCTGGCTATCGTGACCGGCGGCTATGCGTTCACCGAGAACTGTGGGCGGGAGTTGGCCAGCATCCAAATTGAAGACTTGGGCCGGGCGCAGCAGGTCACGGTCGAGCAGGCGTCTACGACTGTCGTGGGCGGCTACGGTAACAAGGCGGCTAAAGAGAGCCGCATGACGCTGCTGCGGTCGCTGATTGAGGCGACAGACAACGACCTGGAGCGGGAGCGGCTGCGGCAAAGGCTGGCCCGGCTGGCGTCCGGTGTGGCCGTCATCAAGGTTGGCGCGGTGACGGAGGCCGAGCGGAATGAGAAGCGGGATCGTGTAGACGATGCGGTGTGCGCTACCAGGGCGGCGGTGGAGGAGGGGATTGTTCCGGGGGGTGGGCTGGCGCTGATCTTGTCGTTGGACTTAGTCCAAAAACTACTTTGCGACCATTTGACCACTGATGACGAGGCCGATGGGATACAGATCATCAATGACGCTCTTCGCGAGCCGCTGCTCCAGATTTGCGCAAACGCTGGCGAGGATGGAGAGAAGATTTTGAGCAGGGTCGTCCAGTGCCTTGTGGATGGTAAGACGCAAATTGGCTACAACGCAGCCACCGGGCAGTATGAGGATTTGGTCAAGTCCGGCGTGATCGATCCCGTAAAGGTGGTTCGCTGCGCGCTCCAGAACGCTGCCAGTGTCGCCGCGCTGCTGCTGACCACCGAGGCCATGGTGGCGACCATACCGGAGAAGAAGTGAAGCAGCGCCAGCACACTCCCGCCCCAGGCCAGAAGGTGCTGATCTATTCAGCAGACGGGAAGACGTGTCGCGGGCAGTGGACGATAAAAGAGGTCATCGGCAACTCAGTCTATTTTGAGGTCCCTCTTAACGTGGTTGAAGTTGGCGACCAGATGTGTTGGTTCGATAACAAGAGGACGGCTAACGATGTATCTGCACTCTCCCCACCCCAGGCCGCCCGAACGTAACCGGCCCGCTCATCTTCTCAACCTCCCGGTCCAGCTTCCAGCGCGTGACGGCAATCGACCGCTGATCGACGCCAGCCGCAATGAGCGCCTGTATCTTCTCCTCGGTGACAACTTGATCCGGCTTGCGGTCGCCGGTGAGGAACTGGTTCAGGCCGTAGAGCGTTTCGTCGAGCACGTCGTCTAAGTCCTCTCCGCTAACCTTGAGGATGGCGCCGGGCCTTTCCGGGTCGCACTTCCGGCTAGATAGGCTCTCGTAAGTCTTCGGGCAAAGGTCGGTCACGATGAACTCGCCGCGGCTCAACTTGCCACTAAGCAACTGCGCATTGCCTACGGAATCCTTGGCCGCCTTGGTCAAAGTCATACCCTCATTCACCAGAACTGCATTGATGAGATCGAGGTTGCTCTTGCCTGTTCCGGTGTGCGCATCCATGGCAGGATCTGCGTACCCTGAAACGATCCGGCACCGCTGTCCGCCTGGCCCGATGCGCTGCAAGAACTTCCGCGCGATGTGATGCGCGTACTCCTCGGACTTCATCGTGCGCTCGACATCCTCGCCGATCTTGTAGATGCGGGTATTCTCGTGCATGAAGTAGAGACCTGTTGCCGCCGCCGAGCCGGAATAGCCATAGTCCATCGAAAGGAAATGGGTCATCCACCACTGCTCGCCGCACTCCGAATACGGCAGGATGTAGCTCTCGTTGAGGAAGGGGAAGAAGGCTCCCTCCGTGTGGCACCAGCATCCATCGATCAACTTCTTGCGCACGTCGGCGGTCTGCGAGAGCAGCATTGCCATTTTGCGCTCATCGTAGGCTGGATTGTCTTTGAGCAGCGCCGGGATAAATGCGGTGGTCAGCATGACCGGGCTGTCGTCCTTCTTCCAGCGCGCGCCCGCGTAGACGGCCGCCGGGATCACCGACCGCTCGGGGTGGCAGACAGGACACTCGCCATTGAGAAAGACTTGGCGCAGCCAGGGCGTCGAGGGGTTCGCGGTGATCCTAACGCGATCACGGAGGCCGTACTCGGTCGGCGTCGACACCCACGGCAGTAGCGAGCGGACGCGATCCTCTGTCTGGAACTGCGCTTCATCGATGCCAAGCCAAGAGATAGGCTTGCCGGTGTAGAGTTCAACGTCGGAATCTTTGGCCATGTAGCCAAGGCGCATCATGCCGCCGGCCGGGAACCTCCAGAGCTTGCCGCCATCCGACTTCCGGCCGCCCAGGGGGAGATAGATGCGCTCCATCTCGTCCATGAGGTTCGTCATTTCCGTGTAGGACTTGCGGAGCAGGATGCCGCGGAATCGGGGGTTGTCATACTCCTGTGCGGAGTCACCGACCAACCATGAGGATTTGCCGCCGCCAGATGCCCCCCCATAGAGCAGCATTTGAGCGCGCGATTCGAGGGCTGTGAGCTGCGGAGAACTGTTCGGAGCCCATCCATTTACCTCAGACAGATTGGCTGGGAGGGCAAGCATCCCTCTGCTTTCAAGGAGCGTCAGGGCCATGGCTAGAAGTCCGCCCAGGGGTCCGGCTCGGCATCGATGGTGGGCGGCGGGGTAGTCATTGCCCGGATGCGCTCCTTTATGACTTCCATCGGCGCAGTCTGCCTCACCACCTGCCGGGTCTCGGTGATCTGGTGGGTGATGATGGTCTGCTCCGCCGGCCGGTAGATGCGCGGTGCCTGCTCGGCCTGGGGGCCGCTCGAAGCGTCGGGCACAAAGTTGTCATCGATCAGTAAGCCGATGCGCTTGTACCCCATCTCGATAGCGTTGACCTTGGGAGTGGCCAGGCTGGGCGTCTCCAGCAGCACCTCGCGCGGAATCTTGACCACCTGCATCAGTTCATGGTCCAGGGCCTCGACGTTGACCACCCGCTTCTTGGCGATGATCTTGTCAACCTCGCCCTCGATGTTGCCCAGCCGGCGGGTGATCTCGGCGTGGACCGCGGCACGGCGGTAGAGGCCGGGCCCGTCCTTCGATCCATAGCCCGCTTCGATGGCCGCCCGCTTCACGTCCCGGCAGGCGCAGTAGGCGTCGATGAAGCGCAGCACCTGCGGCTGGAGCGGGGCGGCAATGGCGGTTTCAGTGTCCATTATCCCCCTCCGCCGGTGCTGGTCGATGGGACAGCTTTATCAGCTTCGTCCTTTTTGATTGCGTCGATTCCATCCTCGATCTGCTCTCTGCGCTCTCTCTCCACGATCTTATCGCAGTGCTCTTCCAAGGCTTCCCGCTCCTCTGGGGTTGCCTTCTGGTAGACATTCAGGTATTGATCGACATGGAGACTCTTTGCGGCATGAACGATTGGCACTTCATCGGCCTCACGCATGACCTTATCGACATCCTCATCCTTGAGAACGCCCTGTTGCACGTAGCGGTCAATCTGGTCTTGGTCAACGTCTCCTGTCCTCTGCATGGTCCTGATCGCTTGCTTCGCGTCATAACGGGCGGTGTCCTCTGCTGTCTTGGTTCCCGGAGGACGGTTCGCCAAAGAGTATTTCTGCGCCAGATTATAAGCTGTGCTGTGCTCGATGTAGGCTGGCGCGGGATTGAAGCCAAAGAATCCAGAAACTACATCGCCGGGGTGTTGATGGGCCGAGTGTAGAATCTCGGCGAGTGAGGGGCCAGCACCACGCTGTTTCAGTTGCCTCTCGGCGCTCTCTGCGGCGAACGGTGCGGGCTGCCGAGCTGCCCACTTTGAGAACTCCCAAAGCTGTTTCACGGTTGAGTCGTCGGGGTGCCTGATCTCCGTTCCGTAAAAGTCCCGGTTCTGGATAGCTTGCGTGAGCGCTCCCAGGATGGGTGAAATTTTGTTGGTCATTGTCGAGACCGGGTGGAACATCATGTTGATGATCTGCGTTGGATAGACCGGCATTGAGAGGCGAGAGCTGTTCGCCTTCTTCGGGAAGTAGTAATCCTTCCACTCTCGCGGCCTTTGGCCTGTCATCAGATAAGTCAGCGCGCCGCCAATTATGCCCGCATTTATGAATGAGGCGATTGCAAACGCCATGCGGTCGGTGACGCGCGGTCTCTGCCCCGACGCTGCCTTCCCGGCCTGCTTGGCTGTGTCGTAGGCTGCGCCGGCGTACTCGTTGATGGTTCCATAGGTGTAGCCAACACTGCGAGTTGTGAGGTCTAGGACATCAAGAAGTGCTTTGTGCCAGAACAGGTTGTCGCGGACAAGTTCGCCAAATCGATTGTCCACCGACTTCCACGCCTCTTGCACGCGAACCCGCGTCTGCTCTGGAGACCAATTCCCCTGCTCTGCGTTTTCGAGAACATTGGACGACATATTGTAGAACGCTCCAAACTTCATCATAGGGACGTAGAACTTCATCAGCGGGTCAGTGATTGCATGGAGCAGGGTTCCGGGTACGGCTGAGAGACCTTCCAAGACGGCGCCATTCCTGAGAGCATTGACCGCCTTATCTAAAGGTCTGATCTCGACGGTGTTTGCCGCGAAACGACCGCCAGCGCGCGCGATCGCATCGGCCTGGCGGCTCATCTCTGCATAAGTTCCAGGATCGACGTACTCGCGGTGTAGTTTTATGCCATTGCGAAGCGTGTTGATGAGCGACGGCAGAGCGGTAACTCCACGGAACAGGCTCACGCCAGCCTCTATGGGCTTCCCTTCCGTAGCCTGCTGGATGGCCAGCCCTGTATCTCCGGCAGCCGCGGCAAAGGTCGTCATTGTCGCGTGGAATCCGCTGATCGCAAGCTGCATGATATTGAGGTTATTGTTGGCCCACCGCAGCGCATCGTAGACACCAGAGCGCCCAGCTAACCCGGTGGACATATAATTGTTGAATGCTTTGGCCGCGTCCGCCGGGGCGTAGTAGTAGCCGCGAATGATCGTCGCATCATTCATGGCTTCATCGACATCCGCTCTAGCTACGCTCGGAATTGGCTGGTTGCCGCCCTTGTAGGTCTTGTCGTAGGTGGCAGCGTCCAGCTTATTTTCGTTGATGATCTTCTCACGCCCGTAGACGGTTCCAATCCGGTCGTCGAGTCTGACCCATCCTTCAGGTTGCCTGGAGCCGGCCCGCACATACTTGGCAGTGCCGGAGTCCTTCATCACTTGAAGCGTCTCATGCCCCATGATGAATTGATTCATCTCGTGGAACTTCAACAGGGCATTGCGTACAGGATTCCACGTCGCGGGCTTGAGGCCCATGTCGATACCGTCTTGCATATTCGGAACGGTGCGCTGTCGCAGGAATGAAGCTCGGCCAGCGAACGGTCTCTTCGATGCGTACATCGCCTGAATAACCGAGCGGGCTTGAGATGGTTTCTCCCACAAGTGAGCATAGTAGTTTTCAATCCAGTGGCGGATTACGTCGGGCTGTAGCGCCTCGATCTTCGCTTTCAGATGGTCGCCCATGGCGCTGAGCAGTTCCGCCAGATCACGGTCCTTCGGGGCCAGATCGTCGATTGTCTTTCCGCCAACGTGCTCGACTGCATTCATAAAGGCGAGGCTGTCGGCCCTGGAGCGCCGGTCCCAATCTCGCAATTCTTTGGACAGCTTATGCGCGGCGATTGCCTCACGCCTGTCGCGCTGCCCGCGCGTCTCCCGCATGAGAGCCTTTTGCGTGTCTCCCGTGGTCTCCTTGTCGGAGGCCCATTCCTTGATGGGGTCTCCGATGAACTGCTTGTAGAGGCCGGGATCAAAGAAGGGGTTGGAGTAGAACTTCGTGCCCAGGTCGGAGAGCTTGCCTACGCCTGCGTCGCCGGAAGTTCGGGCTGTGGGTTGCTTTGATTCGGCGCGTTGCGTGAGTGTTTCTTTTCCAGTTGCCTGGTCATCTCCATCATCTTTCGGACGCCCTCCACGGTCGGTCCCTGCTCTGGCGTCGAGAAGATCACCGTGTCGTCCTTGTCCCAATTCAGTTTCCTTGCCGCCGCTTTCATCGCCCTTCTGAATGGGTCTTCCTCCGGGTTCATGTAAACCATGTGCTCCGGTACTATCTTCGCTAGCGGTTTTTCCATGTTGATCCTTTGCTACTTCTCCGGGCTTGGAGAGCTTGGCGAGTTCTGCTCTTGTTGAAGTAGCTTGTAGGCCGCCTCTATCCGGCCCTGACCGGCCACCGGGGTTATCAATATCCCGTCCGTTCGGCCTTCCCATTTCTTTCTCAGTCTTGCTGCCGTCTCCTCCATTTTGCTTGGCATATTTGTCCCTCGTTTCTTTGAATACATCCTTTGCGGCCTGCTGCGCGGCGGCGAGATTCGCGCGCGCTGCCTTGAGTTTGTCTTGCAGGAACTCTCGATCTTCCGGGCGCGACCGCTTTAAGTCCTGCTCAGTCTCTTCGATCTGGGCCTTATGGAAGGCTATGAGCTTGTCTGGTTCTAACTCCTTCGGCGCGCGCGGGACGCTTCTCTTGGCCGTTCCGGGGATGGTATGTGTCGGCTCGGCGAAGGCGGACGGCGCGGACTTGAGCAGCCGGTCGATGGCCGCCGGGGTGTTCTTGACGAGGAACTTGCCGTCGTTCGGTACTTCGATGCGGATGAAGTCATCGGGGAAGCCGTCAGGATGTATCCCTTCGAGGTTCGGAGCTTTCTTGGAGTCGGAGAGAGATTCCCAATCCCAGGCATCCTTGCCGTTGCCAGAATGGAATTTGTCAATCCACGCCTGCTTGACCGGCTCCAGCGCCTTGACGAAATACTCGGCTTGGTACTTCCATTTGTTCTTGTCCGGGTCAGTCACGAGCTTCTCTTCAGGCTCGGTGAGTGGCAGGCCGGAAGTCTTGACCGCATGTTCCGCGTCGGCAATGCGGCCTTGAAGGACAGCGACTTGCGGATTCGTTTTTCCAAAATGACTTCTGTCTTTTCCGAGCATTGCTGCGAGTTCCGCTTTCCACTGCTCTAACTCGCTCGGCGGTTCTGTCCCCGGCGCAACGGCGGAGGCGTCTGCTTTGACTGCGGCAACCGGAACTGGTGCGGACTTCGGCGCGATTTCAGCAACGGGTGCTTTCTCTGGAACGGGCCTCGCTTCCATCGCCTTGAGATCGTTCGGCGTCATGGCCGTTGCGCCTTCTCTGACAGCCTTTGCAAGCTCAGCGCCGCGCCCTCTCAAATCTTTATCAGCTTCCAGTTCTTTTTGGGGTCTGTTCCAGTTGCCGATGTCAGCCAACCGGACGGCTGCAATCTTCGCATTATCGCGGTTGCTGAGTCCTCTGAGAATTGCCAGCCCACTTGGGATATGAGAGACTTCCCAATCGCTTCCACTGCCGCGCTTGTTGGAGAACGTTCGCTCCGAAATCGCTTTGTGAACTATCAGACCCCCGAGCGTATCCCCCTTAACTTCTGGGAGTTCGCCTTTCGGTCCTCTCGGAATCATCGTACCGGGCGTAAACTTTGCGCGGGCGAGACGGTCGCGCATCTCGGTGGTGAATCGCTCCTGGAGTTCGGCGGTGTGCGCTCTCTCCATCTCCTCGGTTTCGCGCTTGGCTTGCGCCTCAGCATCGCGGTCAGCCCTGTCTTTGGCGCGGCTGTCGTACTCGTCCTTGGCGGCCTGGTTGAATGAGGTCCAGCGGTCCTGAGTACCGATACCAGAGCGGTCGAGAACACTCTCCCATCCCGCCTTGGCGAGATCATGAATCTTGCCGATCTTCAACCGGCCATTGTCCCACGTCATCTGATAGCGACCATCGCGGATGATTAGCTGGTCGCCCTCGATGATGGCTGGCTTGCCTTTCTCTTGGTATGTGCGGAGGGTGCGCTCGATGTCCTCGCGCTGGCCGCCGCGTTCCGGCTGGGCAGAGCCGATGGTGACTTCGCCGCCTTCCGTCTTGACCGGCGCTGGCTGCTCTGGCTTCGGCTGCACCTTGGCGCGCGCCCCGGCGGAGAACTGAGGCTTGGCGTCGTAGCTCCTGTCGCGCACAAGGTCTCCGACGTGGATAGTCTGGTCTCCGATCTTGTCATAATTGCCGCCTGTCGAAGTTAGTCCGGTATCGGCCACCTGCCGGATAACCGCCTCTTTGCTCTCTGGTAGAACCTCGACCACGCGGAATCCGCGATTAATCTGCGCCGTCTTGCCGCCACTGGCGACCTTGTACCCTACGCCGTCCCCCACCTTGTACTTGTCGGCAGGAGTTCCAATGCGGGCTTTGAGTATCTCGATCTGGTTTTCTTGGCCGCGCGTTTTGAAGCGCATAGCTTCCAGCCGCGCAATCTCTGCTCTGTCGCGTTCATCAGGATCGACGGGCTTTGCCGCAGGTTCCGGCTTGAGTACCGGGGGTTCAGGGGCTTTAGCCCCGTCTTCCTTCGCCAGTTCCGCGCGCCAGTCCGGCATCGGCTCGACCAATGCGTTAGTGCCCACCTTGCGCCAGCCTGCCAGGTTGCCCGTATTGCCAGGGGATTCGCGCAGATTAGCGGGGTCAACTACGCCGATGAACGGCTCCGCATTTGGCCCGCGCCCTTCCACTGGCAACACTTCACGCACAACCCAATGCTTCCCCTGCGGGTCTTCGAGTACGTCGCTAAACTTTACATCGGAGGCTTTGAGTTCGCCATACTTTGCGATGCGATTCTCGATGTTAGTCTTCTCGCCACGCTCCTCTGCTTCGCGCTCTTCTTTCCGCGCCTTCTCTTTCTCTTCCCGCGCAGTCTTCCGGCGCTCCACTTCGGGATCACCGCGCACTGTCCAGCTATCGTCCAGCGCGTAGGTTTTACCCGTTGCGCCGCGCCCGCCGATGAGTGCATTGGTCCCTGTGTCGCGGATGCGCACAAAGCCGCCGGGGGATTTGAAGGCTTTGCCATTGACGTAGGCTGGGACTCCGCCAAAGCCAGGCACAGCCTTGTAGACCTGATCGCCCGCCTGCGGTATCAATCGACCATCGGCGCGCGTCGGGCGCTTGGCGGGCACTGCCTTCTCGACCGCCTTGGGCGCTGCCGGTTCCGCGACGGCCTTCTTTCCTTGTTCGGTGATTCGGTAAGCATTCCCACTCTCATATTTGATCAAGCCTTTCTTTTCAAGTCCGGCGGCCATCTCACTTGTGAGCCATGATGCCTCCTTACCGTCTGACATCTGGCGCAGAGTGAAGGATTGTTTTTCGGATAGAGAGACAGGGTTTTTAGAAACCTCGACCGCCTTGGCCGCTGCCGGTTTCAGGTCAGGGTAGTCCTTGAGAACTTCCGGGTCTACCTCTTCACCCTTCTTTAGAGCAGCCTCCACCGCGCTCTTGTGGTATCCCTCGTAGTCAGCATAAGGCGCATACCGCGTGCCGGACTCTTCACTCTGCCCCATCGCACGCCGGGCGGCGCGCTGCAAGTTTGTCCAGTCTTCGCGGGTCACTTGCTCCGGCGCATAGCCGTTGCGCTCAAACTCGTCCAGGTCCATCTTTCCAGCGATGGTATTCACGACGGCGGACGGCTTGGAAGCTACTTCTTTCCCGCGATTCTCTTCCCCGCCCGGCTTGGCTTGGACGGCGCTTTCTCCGGCAGGTTCAATCCCTTGCTCGACCGGTTGAACTCGTCCACCGTCTTCGCGCCCACCTTGTCCCGGTTGGCGTTCATCCACTTGCGCTGCTGGTTGCTTTTGAATGGCACCTTGGGCCTCCTCTGGTCTACCGTTTGCAGCATTACCGGCAGGCTGCTCTGCGCTGATCCGCTGTTCATTGGGTTGGCCCTCCATGGGCTGTTTCGCCAGCGTCCCGTCGAGATCGACGTACAGCGTCTTCCCCTCCGGCACGGTCGGAATCTGGAATGGCTTGTCCGAATTCGTCGGTACGTTGACCTCGTTATCAATCAGTCCGCCGAAGTCGTGGCCCTTGACGTTGGTCACCGGAAGATTGCCGAGGCCGTGCTGCTGGAGCCACCGTTTGACCTCGGGATCGTCGCCGCGCGCGGTGAATATCTTGACCGGCGTTCCCTTGGCCGCGACGTCCTTGATCTGCTGGACGCGCTCGGGGAGCGGTGCGCCGACTGGACCGGGAGCCTGCGCAGCCGGGGTACGCTTGAGCTGGCTCCCCTTGAACGTCTCCGGGGTTTTGCTCCCCTCGGCCTGGACCGTGACCCTGCCACCTTGCGAGTAGTTTGGATTGTGGTGAAGCGCAGTTGCCTTTCGACCATCCGGCAAAACTACGGTCTCTCCCTTGCGCAGCGGGTGCGCCAAGCCAACAGGCTGCGCGCCAAGCGGCGCTGTTCCCGGCATGGCTGGAACCTGGGGAGTGGCTGGCTTCTTCGCCGCAGCCTTGGCGTCCTGAGCTTTGGCCTTGACCATCCGCGCCTCGATCTGCGCGCCAATCTCATCCGCCTCTTTCTGCGCCGCCTTCTGCTGCCAGCTCCCCGGCGCGGCTTTGTCAGCCTCGGCCTGCACTTCTTTCTGGCGGGCGTAATCGGCGTCGCTCGCCTTCATCGCGGCGGCCTGCGCCGGGCCTTTGACGACCTGGACTTCCATCGTCTGCATGGGTTCGCCCGGCCGGCCTGCCACGCCAAACTGCGTTACATCGAGTCCATTGCTGTCGATCTTGTCAGTGGAAACGACAGGCATTTTCTCACGAACTGCTTGTTCAACGGCGGATACCGCTGCGGGCTTTGGCGCAACCAAGCGCACGCCCAATGGGTCTTCGATGGTCTCCGGTGTTTTGGCCACACCATTTTCGTCAACTCGACCCGCCTTGTTTTCCATCGAGTCTATCTTCTTGACTCGTGGGCCTACAACGTCAGTGCCGGGAACCGCCGCCGCGACTTGGCCGGCCATAGCCTCAAGGTCCGGCTTTTGCTCCTGGGCGGACTTGCGCAGCTCGGCGGGTTCGCCGCTCGCCTGGACTGCCGGGCGCTGGCCGCCAGCTTGAGGCTGTGGCGCGGCTGGCGCTGCCGGGGCAGGTACGGGCGTCTGTGGCGTGGCGGGCGCGCCCTGGGGCGATTCTGGGACTGGTTGGATGGTGGATGGAGGCGGCGGGACGACGGGAGCGGCTGCGGGCTGGCCGGCACGCTGAATCTCTTCGATGGACTTGCCACGGAGCGCGGCCTCAGCCTGGGCGAGATTGGGAGCTTGCGGCGGACGTGCAGCGGGCGCGGGCGGCGGCGGGGCGGTGCGCGGTGTTTGGGCCGGAATGGGTACGCCCTCACCCTCGATGATGGGACCGACACCGGGGGGCGGCGCTGGGCGCGCGGCCTCGGCTGGCACGCTGCCCTCCGGGGCGGGGAGCGCCAGCGGCTCGGTTGACGGCTGGACAAGCGGACGGGGCGCAGCACTGGAGCGCCAATTCTTTGAGTACGGTCCAACCCGGCCACCGGCGTAGACCTGGCCGGATTCGTCCCGGCCCACGGCAGCGCCAAAGCCGGGACCACCGACCGCCGCTGTCTTGACGGGAACATCGCGGACTTCTCCAGTTACAGGATCGGGGATGCGCGCCGTAGTCTCTCCCACGTCGCCATGCACTCCGGCCCCAAGTACGGCACCGCCCAACCCGGTCACATCGCCGGTTAGGGCGGCTTCATTGGGAGTTGCCCCTAATGCCGTCGCAGTCTTTTCTCCGGCCTTCTGGCCAGCCAAACCTAGCCCAAGCGCTGCCGCCGTCCGCAGCGGAGCGGCAGCAGCACCGGCTACCATGAGAGGCTTGGCCTCTTCCATCAGGCCGCTGGCTACCTCATGCGCTCCGCCCGCGCGCTCTGAGATCGTCGCTGGTGTAATGCCACGGTCCGCCAGAACGCGCCTTACCGCGCCTTCGTCCCAATCCGGGTGCTCGCCTGCCAGTTTGTCGTAGGCATCGGCGTATCCCTGATTGACCCTCATGCCCTTGTTGATCTGCTCGGCTGCCTGGATGGGGTGATAAGGGAATGTGTCAGTTGCATGGCGTTCTTGGCGCGCAGCGTCGGACTCGGTAGGTGTCAAACCCAAGGCACTGGCCACACCGGGCGCATTGCGCTCAAGCATCTGGCCAGGATTACTGTTGACGAGCCATTGGCGCGCGCGCTCTATCCGACCCGGTTCCGGAGCGGGGCCGATGGTATCCGGCTGGCGAGGGGCTGGCGGCTGGGCGGAGACTGGCTGTGGCGCTGGTGCGGCGGCGGGTTGCGGGCCGGGCGCGGCTTGAGGGGCGGGCGCAGCTTTGGGAAGCGGAATAGCCGGACTCGACTCATCCCATCCAGACGCAGATTGCTGGGACAATGGAATAGCTGGCGCGCTCTCGTCCCATTGAGCCTGTGCGGTAGGCATTATTTCACCACGCCAAGATCATGTTTCCCGGCATCCCGATAGTGGTACTGCCCGTCCGCTGCGCTGAGTTGCATATCTGCGGCCCCTTGCGGCGCGGGCACGGTCGGAGTCGGCGGCGCGGGTCGCTTCGGCTGCTGAGTGGTTGCCGCCGCTGCGGGTTGTGCTGCCGCCTGCCGCGCTGCCCTGCCGCTTGGTCTGTCAGCGCCAGCATCGGACGGATTGAAACGGACGCCCAGCGGCTTCATTTTCTTCGCTCCCAGGTCTTTGTCGAGCTTGGCCGCAATCTCGTTCTTCTTGTCGGTCAACTCGCTCGGATTCAGTATATCGTTCGGATTGTTGGGGTTGACGTACTGGTTGCGGCGCGGGTCGTATTGGTACTTGTCCTGCAACGCCTTGACCTGCTCGGTCGCTGAGTCGATCATGGACTGGCGGAAAGTGCTTCTCTGGTCAGCCAGCGCCGGGTCCGCGGCCTTGTACTGGAACTTCTTGATTTCAGTCGCCTCCATCTCCTTCGCGGCGGATTGAAGAGTCGCCGCGCGCGCCGGGTCTTTCTCCAGGTGCGCTGCCGCAACTGTTCCCTCGTAGGTCGTCGGCGTCTTCCCCTGGCTTTGGAAGTCCGCCACCTGCTGCTTGATGTCCGCGAGTTGGCCTTGCACTCTGGCCGTCTCCTCCCGCGCCGCAGCGGTGTCCATACGGGCCTGTGCGCTCTGCCCAGACGCCGCGTTCTTCCCGATGTCGTTCACGGACTGGATCACGTCCTTCGCGCGGCCCGTATCCTCGGAGTACCCCTTCTCAAGCGTCGCCTGCTGCTTGTCGAGAGCGGCTGACTGCGCTGCCTGGCGCTGGGCTGCAATCGAGAACTGGCGTGTTGGCGCGCCGTAAGGTGTCGCTCCGACCGCGCCGGGGTTCAGCGCGCCCTCGGCGGCCCCGAAGATGCCGTGCTGAGCCAAGCCGGAGAGTCCGCCGACGATACCGCGCATGATGCGCCTGCCGGCCGTTGGAGCGTACTCCGGGTGGGCCGGGTCATACTCCTGCGGCGGCAGTGTCCGCTTTGCCTGAATGGCCTGCTCCTGAGATTGCAGCGTGGGAGCGCCGGCGAGTCCCTTGGCGTAATCCATCCCCAGTTGGCTTGCCTGCTGGAGCGTCCGCTGGTTCGGGTCGTCTTGCGCCGTCCCTGTTGGGCTGATCGACGCGGGCACGGTTGGCGCTCCGGTGGTATCCGTCGGCGGGTTGGGAGCGTTGGTCGCCGGAACCTGGGCCTGCGCCAGATTTCTTCCGAAGTCGAGCGCGAATCCTGGGGTGTAGCTTGGGGTATCGTTCTGAGCAATCGACGGGGCCGGCGGCTGCGGCTGGTTGGCCGATGTCCCAGCGGGAGCTGGCGGATTCTGGCCTGCTGCTCCGGTGGCGAGCGCGCTCTGGACCACTGGCGGCGTACTCGCGGCCGGGCCGGGAGCAGCGCCAGGGACAGGAATTCCGAGTCCTTGGGCTTTGGCGATCTCTGCCGGATCTCCGCCGATGATCTTCTCAACGTCGAGCCCATGCACGGCTGCTGCGTTCATCAGCGGAGAGGCTGACGGGATAAGACTTTGAACGTCGTCCTGGTCTGTGAGTGGTCCCATGCTATCCCCCCGCCTGCATCATCTGCTGGCCAATCTCTTCCCACTTTTCCATGCTTACCTGCCGCTCGGCATCACCAACCCCGAGGGACCATAGGCCATTGGCGCGGTAAGTGTGCGAACCGTCGGTGATGACGTTGAATACCTCGTCCACTCCATCTGGCTCGACGCTCACCACCCGGCTCGGGCCGTCTGCGGTGAGGATGGTTTTGCCGATGCACCGCGCAGCGACCGTGAACCCGCCAACCGGCAAAGCGAAGGCGTGAACCGGGGAAGTCCGAATCGCAAAGCCGTTCTCTGTTTCTGTCCGAAGCACAGGGTTCCTTGCGCTTTGTATTTCCTCGACAAGTTGGTCTTCGCCGTCGATGCCCGCTAGAAGATCGCCAATCTCCAGATGCTCGACCTTCTTCTGCTCTCCACTTGGGAGCAAATAGCAGGTTCCGCGCGCCGGGCAGAATGCTGTGATTGCTGCTGATCCCGCCTGCCCAGCGCCCGTGATCAGCCCCTGCCCCAGTTCATCCATAAAGCTCGGCGTCTGCGCGGCCTGTTCCTCAATGCCAGCCTGCCCCTGGGCCTCGCCCACTTCCTGCCCGGTGAGTTGTGCCTGCTCGGCAGTGATGCCTTGGCCAGCCTTCACCACATCCTCGCCGTACTGCGACCCCTGCGCCAGTCTGCTCATAGTCGCACCGGCTTCCTGGCCGCCCAATTCCCGCTGCGCCGCCTGTTGCTCGGCCTCACCTGCCGCAACCCCGGCGGAGGCGTTCTGGCCGGTTCGCTGGGCCTGCTGCTGGTTCTTGGACGCCGCTGCCGCTGCTGTCGCGTCCGCGGTGTTCGACAGTTGCTGGTTGGCCACAGTTGCGGCCTGGCCGCCCTGGACGTAGGGGTTGTTGGCGGCGAACTTCGCGAGCTGCGACCGGTTCGTGCTGATGTCGGACTGCTGCTCGGCTTCGGACGTTTTGGCTGCCGCTGTGGACGCGGCGGTGTTGCCCGCTTCCGTCGATTCGATAGCTCCCTGTTGGGCACGGCTCATGGTGTTTTCTCCCGTAAATCCTTGAAAAAGTGCGCTAACCTTTCATCGTTCCGTTCAAACCCTGCTTTATCCAGCGGCTTGCCAATCGCCTCAACCAGCGCGAGCGGCACATCGCAGTGTAGACCCGAGTAGCCCAGCCACGTCAGTACCGCGGCGAGGCCGTCGATGTCCCGGCGGGCAAACGCTGTAGCTTTCGGGTCGCAGCCGGCAAACATCAACTCCGCCCGGCGTTCGACCCAGATAGCCTGGAGCGGCTCATCCGACCCTTCCTCGACCCCGACCAGCGCCACGGGCACCTGTGGAGTGAGGCACCGCTGCCTGTCGAAGAATGGCGGCAGGGGGTAACTTGTCCCATCCCGCTGATTCTGCTCCGCGTGGAGCATACGAATCAGGCCCATGTGCTCAGGCTTGGCCGGGCGGAGGATGATCGGTTTCACTTCGACCTCGGCACGTGCAGCATCTTGAGCGGCCCGTGATTCGTGATCTTGTGCCCCGGCGGAATATGGCTACCCAGCGGCCCAAGGCCAATCGGGATTCTGTGCTTTCCTGCATACTCCATGATGGCCGCGTGGTTTTCCATCAGCGCCTCAATCGCGGCATTGATCTCCGCCGCCGGGTCCAGCCCTCCAAGGTCGCTCTGCGCAAACGGACGCTGGCAACTCGGACACTTCGGGCAACCGAGCAACAGGTCAATGTTGTGCTCGCCCCCTGTGACCTGGTTGAAGAGATGGACATGATGGACGTGGGTACGCCCGTCGATGTGATTGTGCTCGTGTCCTGGCCTAACTGCCCACATATCGTTTACCCCGTCGTCCCGTCGTTGACGACCAGCCGTCCCCCGTTGCCGCCAATATCCTGGCCGCCGCCGACTGATCCACCGAACTGCCCACCGCTCACCGTAACCGGCCACGTGCCGGGTGTACCGCCGGTTCCCGCTGGCCCATTCGCAATCGAGATCAGCACACCTGCATGGATCACCTGCGCCCCCGGAGCTGCCCCGGCTCCCACCTGCACAGGAGGGGTAAGCGTCACCGGATCGCTCAGCGCGTTACCGCCGCTCACCACATTCCACGAGGTTACGCCACCCCCGAGGCTAACCGTTACGGTCACTGTGGGCAGCGTCAGCATTCCACTGCCGACTACGCTCACTGCTCCAATTGGTGTTGTTCCGTCCATCAAAACCTCGGGCAGGGTTCCACGTGCAACATAATCGGTGCCGTCGTGCCCGACAACCTGCTCGGAAGTAAACGGCACATTGATGATCGTGGCTGACGGCAGAATGGTCTCTGCTCCCCCCTTGACTGACGGAAACTGGGTATTCAGACCAGCCTTGCCGTACACGCGGATGTTGGCCGACGTGCCCGCCACACTCGACACCGAGTCCACCGTCGCGTAATTGGTCTGGTTGAGCACTGTGGCGTTCTCCGATGCGGCTGACGATTGCAGCCCGCTCGACACCGTTCCCGGTTGCGTCTGGTAGCTGTTCCAATTCGTCTGGTCGTAGCTCGACCGCAGCCGCCAGAAAACCGTAAGCCCCGGCCTCGGCAGCGTCAGTTGCGTCGAAGTCTGCACTGGCAGCGTCGTGACCGATCCAACAAAGCTAGCGATGGTGCAATAGCTCAACTCATGGTAGATGGTCTTGTTGACCGACTGAGCCGGGTTCGTGATTTTGGCATTGAAAGATCCGTTTGCTCCACTGACGATAAACTCGGCAAGCGGTGGCGGGGCGCTCACCGGTTGCTGGGGGGAATTGGTCGGCTCTAGCACATTGATGCCCAAAGCCTCACCGACCACGAGATGCTGGCTGAGCATACCCAAAAGGATCGTGCGTAGCTTGAAGTCGCGGATTCCATTGATCTGTGCGCGGCTGATCGCCATGGCTATGGATTCTCCCCCGCCGTCCGGGCCTGGAACATCTGGCTGACAAAGACACAAGCGTACTTCACTGAGAACCAAGCGTCGGGAATCGCGCCGTTCGTCAAGCGCAGCCGCCACCGCTCACTGAGCCGGCTGGGAGTGTTCCGGCTCAAACCGATAGCCGGGTTCAGTTGAAGCTGAAAGGGCCGCAGTTTCAAGAGCCACGACGGTTGTGGGTCGCCGGGGGTCCAGTCGGTGAATCGGTGTGCGCCGGCGATGAACCACGGGAATAGGCTGCCGTTGCCGCGGGCGTTCATGTTGAGTCCCTGGAGCTTGCAGAGCGTCATCATCTCCTGCGCGGCCACGCACTCATACTGGCAATCGATCCCGGCGCCGTTGTCGTTGTAGACACCGGGCGTAACCGCCTGAACGGTCCCATCCGGTCCCGAAGACGCGATCAGGAACTGCGAGATAGCCTGCCGTGCGGTCTCCTGCGTGGTGCTTACCGGCCCCTCGTTGGGAATGACCACGCCGGGGATCGTCCGGTAGAAACGGCCGCCGAGCAAGCCTTGGATGTTGTCCACCGAGTATTTGCGGCACTGCTCGATGGTGATTTCCTTGCCGGAGTAGCGCGAGAACAGCAGCGGGTTGTTCCAGCCCTCCTCGTAGTTCAGCGTGAGGACCACGTTCGGAACCGTGCTGGACCCGACAGGGAAGCCCATCCGGACCTCGTGCTGCTCCACGTCGATCGCGCACCAGATCGTCTGTTGAGCCGTCCAGTTGATCGTGTTCCACCAGCGCGGCAGTTCCTTGGAAACCAGCTCCGGGTAGGAACTCTCGTACTTGTAGACCCCGCTTGAGTGGATAAAGATGATGAACTGGCCGCAAACGTCCACCGCGCGCGGACCGCACGGGCCCACCTTCTGCCAGCGTTGGGTGACATTCCAAGTGGCGGGGTCTGCTGTCGAAGGCGTCAACTCGAAGCCGGAGCGCTCGCGGAAGGAGTAGAGCACACCCTGATACTCGCGCACGCACCAAGCTCGCTCCCCGTCGTCCGTTCCCACGGTGATGATGCTGGTGTCGCCGTAGTAGCTCTCAGGATCCGCGGCGAGCGAAACCCAATGGCCTGAGTAGAATCCTGGAACCCCGCTCTGGAAGATGCGGTTCGTGGACGGAGAGTAGTAGAGATCGACGCATTGCTGCGGCTGAATCACGCGCAGCCGGTCGGTGATGTCCAGCGAGCCAACCAGGTATTCGTCGGTGAAGTTGACGGTCGCTGTTGAGGTTCCGTTGGGGAACGCGGTCGCCGTCATCGGGATGCCATCCGAGACCTCGGACTCCGGAATGTAAAAGAACGGTCCCGCACTGAGCCCGTCGGCCACCGTAAGCGCCAGAATCACATTCTGGATATAACTCGGCCCGGTCGGCATGTTGAAGACAGAAAGTTCCCAGCCGTTCTCGTCCACGATGCAGGAGAAGGCCGCGGCTTGGGTCATGCCGGAGATGGTATCGAACTCGTCCTCATAGGCAATGATGCCCCATCGGTATCCCTGTGTCCCGTTCGGACCGCCCGTCTGGGTGTCCTGGGCGATGTTGCCGGCGGTCCCGGTCGTGTTCGCAGTCGGCGGCGGCGCGCCTGTGGCTGAATCGGTGATCGTGACTATGGCGCCGTTCGTGAAGCTGCCAACCAGCGCGAAGTCGCCGAACGGCGGGAAGGTGCTGCCATCAAAGACCGTGCCGGTCGGAACGTCGCACTCGTAGATGTTGACGCCCAGGACGGCGTAGCCGATTGGGAAAGCCACGGTGGCCACCACGGCGTCATTAGACTGGGTATCGACGATGGAGTTTGCCGGGCCAGGTAGCGTCTCGCCCAGGGCGTTCGTATAGGTCTGGAGGACATACACGTCGCGGCCGGCGGGGAATGTACCGGCTCCCGATGAGCGGGTAATCACCGGCTCGACATCGGGGGTGGGGAGCTGGCCGCCAGTGATGCGCGCCGTGTTGGTGCTCGGCGGGGCAATTCCAGATCCCGCCGCCGCGACGCCGTAGAGTGTGCCCAGCGCAATCGGCACGCTGTTGACCTTCAAGTAGTTCGTTAATTGGGTGGGAGGGCCGCCGTGCCCGACTACGGCAGCATAGACATTCGCTCCGTTCGGCACATACGGCGCAGGCAATCCCTGCATCCATCCCGCAAGACTCGCAAGGGCCGGGATTTGCACATTTACAGTTGTGGAAGAACCGGCAGGAGTGAGGAAAACCGGGATCGACGGGAGGGACTCCCCAACGTCGTTGAGCAGGGTGATGACGATGTAAACATCATCGGTCGCGTCAAACGCGCCACCGCCTGCTTGCGACAGCGCCGGGGAGGCGGGCACGGGCAGAGCGTTGGCCAGGACCGGCGTCTGCTCTTTCCACTTCGCCCCGCCGTCGTTGTACGTCTCCCCCTCGGTCGCAGTCCAAGTCGGCTGCACGTTACCCGTTGTGCCGGCCTGGGTGCAGATGTAGAGATGCCCATTGCCGACTGCAACCGTGACGCCACTTTGGAGCCGCGATGGGGTACAGCACTCGCCCACCAGCACCTGCGCGCCAGCGTACCAGCCAAAGCCGACTGGCTTCATGCCGTAGGGATAGAGCGCCTTGGTTTTGAGATCGTAGACGGATGGAAACGCAGTGGGGGTAAGGAGATTCGAGTACGACATCCAGGCACGGTTGTAGGCCTGGGTGCCGATCATGTGAGATCGGGCGGGGAGGGTAACGAGCGGTCCGGTGATGGCCGTCGTGCGGCCCGTCCCGGCGGGGTTCTCTATCTGTAAGGTGGCCGCGTAGTCGTAGAGAAGAATCGCCTGGAAGTAGTTATCGGCTACAGACTCCGGCGTGTAGGCACACCCCAAGAGTCCTGTGATGGGACTCTCGTTCTTTCCTTGAATAGCGGCCTGAATTCCCCATCGCGTCTCGACCTCGGTGAGATTGAACCGGCAATTCTGCGCTGTGGCAGCGCATCCCATCGGGAGGTTTGTCGGGTCATCTTCGTCAACGAGGCCGAGCCAGCGACTGAATTCAACCTTGGTCGATTCGCCGTAATTGCCCACTTATCTGCCTTAGCCGTCCAGCCCTTGCAGGTCGTGGTCAACCTCGACAGTGATCAATGTCACAACCTCGGGCGCGGCGTAGTTGCCGCTGAGCGCGATGTTGAAAACGGTGGACTTGAAGTTGATGCCCTGCTTCTGATAAACGGCGGTGACTGCGTTCGCCATGCGAGTTTCTCCTTGG